TTTAAATGCAACATTGTTAAATACTCGCTACGTTATACCAGGTGCCATTAATCAGTTTTTGCAGCGGTCGGTAATACACACCGTTGACGTTATCCGCTGAGTTACGGCCGGTATCCGATATCGATATCCCTGACAGCCCGTGTCCCGAAGGTGAGCGAAACGTCCATGAAACGGTGTTGCTGCCAGGGTTGTAATACATTTCATAACCATACCGCACATCCTGCACGCCACCATTTCGCTGCTGGTAACGGGCATCAAAGTTTCCGTAGTCTGACGGTGTTACCCGTCCTGTAACGTTTACAGCTTTATTACTCTGGATACTGCCATTCTGGAAACGAAATACACGCTGTCCATTCGCATAAACATCAAGCAGACCATCGCCATTTTGTTTAAACCCGGTATCGTTATCTCCTAAAACGATTGAACTTCCACCTAACGCATTCGTCGTACCAATTCCAAGACAACCATTAATGACGGCATTAACCAGAATATTTAGTGTATCCCATTTGAGATTCATCAGGTCTTTAACCCGGCCGCCAGCGAGGCGGTGTCTCCATTTGAAATACTCATTGCCGTTGTCACCTGTTTCAAACCACATGTATGAATCAGTATCGCTGTCGGCATTATTTTTAAAACCAATCTTTGCCCAGTCAGTATTTCGAATCCAGGCAAGGGTTGAGTCGTTTTCAAAAGTAAGTCCACCGGACAAGGTATCGCCTGTCTTTTGGACAGCGTTATCAGCCTTGTTTACCGTTTCCTGTAAACCAACGTTCTGGATAAACAGCGGTTTATCGGGAATATCTGCTCCGTTCTGATTTTTTTGCAGCGCTCCTGTGATGCGGATGTCGTCACCTGCGGCTACAGTGTCCTGCGCGGTGCCAACATTAAGGGTGGCGCTGTCGCCGAGGCCCATATGCTTTCTGGCATCAGACTGGGCCTGTTCACCTTTGTCAGCAATTTCTTTCAGGTTCCCGTTACGGGTCAGGTATTCGCCATCAAGGCGGTCATTTAATGGTTTGCGGGTTTTTCGTATATCGGTGATCTCGCCACTGTCTGATATTGTGGCGATGGGTTCGACATAATGGGCAAATCCTGAACTGTCGGTATAGTCGGCTGTTTTCTGACTCGTCAGGCTGAATATGGCTTTATTTTCCCCGGTCAGGGTACCGGTTAATGCCGCGTCAACATAAACAGTTTGTGAAATTCCGGTGGCGTATGTCAGTGTGCCTTGTTCATCCAGCTCCACACGTAATCCGCGCAGATAGGCAATACCCGGCGCGAAGGTCGCCTGCCCGGTAGCCTGAGCGGTGAGTTTAAAGGCGTTATTAAAGAACAGGCCAGGCCCGTAGATATCCAGCGCCGCTTTGCGGGTGGCCTCGTCCATGCCGTGAAGCCGTGCCGTAAAATCAATCTGCCAGGTGCTTACTGGCGTGGTGATGCCGGTTGCGGCGCTGGCTCCGGCGTATTCCATAATTTCAGAATAAATCAGGGTATTACCCTGTTTGCCGTCTGCGGTTTTTATTTTTTTCTGAGGGTGAAGATATACCACCATACAAAGTGTATTTGTGGTGCTGCTTACCAGACCCAGCCAGTTAAAAGTAAAATCACCCGTGGACTCCGGCAGGGTAACGGAGTAGGCGACGGTGTTCTCATTTACCATTCCGTTGCGATCAACGTTCTGGCGGTGAACTATCTGTGCATCGGGGGGCAATGGTTCGTTTTCAGACGGCGTGTCGGCAATGTTCAGATCCGGGATATTTGCAAATACAAACTGATCAATGATGATACGGTTGCCGCCTGCGGCTTCCTGCGCTTTCAGGCGCTCAAATGCTGAAGTGATAGCGCTCTGGGTCATTTTTCATCTCCGGTGCATAAAAATAGTGATAGCTGCCATGCCAGTATCCGTGTCCGATAACACAATCCGTGGATGTGATTATCTGAAGATGGTAACGGCGGCAGGTGCGACCGTACTGGCGAATTATCTGATTGAGTAATGTTGTATTTTCTGAGATCTGGTTGTCTGTCAGGCGCAAAAGAACAACATCCCAGTCTGTGCCTGGCTGGCGCTCCTGAATCTCCACATAACCGATCCCCAGTCGTTCAAAAATTGCCCTGAATCCCGCCACGCTGCCCGCGTCCTGTGCGTTGATAAAGGCATATTTGACACGCTTTCTGTACAGCGTGAGCGGTTCGCCGTCAAAACGGGCTATATCATATTGCCAGGCTGTCAGGTTCAGAATGGATTCCGCACATGTCAGTGGGTCGGTCTGGCTCAGTGGCCATGTTACCCAGTCGTGCACCTTTCCCCAGAAACGGATAAAGGTGTTTTTCAGGCGGAGCACATCGCCGCGATTCAGCCATGACGGCAACTTAATGTCCGGTGATTTATCAGGCATTCTTCACCTCAACTGTCAGTGTGTTCAGGCGGGGTACGTTCAGATCGCTGATGATATCCTCAAGGGAAAACGTCACGGATCCCACCAGAGGAAAGGTGTCATGCAGTTCGCGTCCCAGTTGCGAGAATGAAAAGCGACTGTATGGCCATGTGCGGGTTACGTCGTAGTTACTGTTTTCACGGAATGCACAACGAATCAGGTTTTCAGTGCCTGATTTCAGGGCGTCGATATCGTTTTTGCTGATATTGGAAAGGTTTTCAACATACACCGTAACCGCCAGATCGTGGCGGGTTTCCGGCATGGCAAAACAACGCATATCATCGCCGTGGCCGTGATGTCCCTGTGCCATGATGTAATCATTCACGCTGTCAACCCAGGGTTGCGAAATAACCCCGGTATCCAGCAGCAGGTAGGCATTAGTTGTACCAGGTCCTCGCGGGGCGTCATGTAAAAAGAAGATGCGATCGATGGTCAGTCCGGCCTGTGCAGCTATCAGGCTGCGGTAAACTGCGTCAGTGTGATAACTGCCGGCAAGGTTAAACTGGTTACGGCAACGATCTTTCAGTTCGTCGTCACTTTCGCGGTTTGCGCCCGGTATGGTCAGCCAGTTATCACCGTTACGTACAGACGCAATTCCGTTAATCGCTTTGGGGAGTATCTGGTAATAGCCTGGTGCCAGATTGAATGCCGTACCGCTGTCGGTGGCGATCACATCAATAAGGGTGCTTTGCGTGCCTGCGGGGATAATTACCTGCTCGCGGGTCGCCATGGAATAAATCACACCGTTAATACGCTCCGTCTGAATCAGTGTGCCAGCCGGTACGGTCACACTGTCATTCTGGTTGTTTTTGGTAAAAATGATTTTACCGATCGCACGCGTGGCTTCCTTGCGGGTAAGCTTGAGGGCGGCAGCGAACAGGTCAACGAACGGCCCTCTGGCAGTCATCAGAAACAGATTATGCAGTACATTGTCAGCCAGTGTGTCAACAATCCACACATACGGCGTGATAACCAGCAACTGAATCAGCCGCCAGAATGGCGACATGCGCGACGTATTGGTGATGAGTTTTTCATCATCTGCCACCTGTTGCAGGGTGTCACGTACGGTCTGTTCATCAACCGGCATTCCGCTTTCGCGCAGTATGTTTTTGAAGTCGATATTATTCTGCATAGCGCATCCCCTGGCTTAACTGACCAAAATCGTAGGTATCGGCGGTAACAAGGAGCTGGCCGCGTTGCTCTTCGTCAATAAATACGGAGCCGGGAATGAGGCGTTCATCCTCCTCCAGGAGTATCACCATTTGCGTGAACAGGTCGGCCCTGAGTGTGGGGCTGTTCTCCGCAATCAGACGACAGGGCAGACCACTTTCAATCAGGGCGTGAATCATGTCCTGAGCAATACTCTGGCGGTTGTCACACAAGACCGGCTCACTGGCGGAGTTGAACGTAAGATCGCCGTCAGTAATGAGCAGGTCGATATAAAGTGATTTCGTACTCATTTGTCACCCCGCTGCCAGTTCGCTGTATTCCGCCAGTTGTCCCGGTGTCGCCAGGGTGTCAACGTGCAGTGTGATATCCTGCTTAACGTTGTTATTGGTGACTTTGTCGCCCCGGTTGTTGCTTATCTGGTGACTTACCGGCCCGCCCTGGATGGCGGCGCTACGGTTGCCAGTGATAAGCTCCGGGGCGGGTGTCGGTGCGACGGTCTGTTGTGCGGTGCTGATATTGACACCGGGGATTTTGTTGAGCTTCTCTGCTATCCAGTTCCATGTCCCGGTAAAGGCGCTCTTAATGGAATCCCATATGCCGTCAAAGAGCTTGCCAATTCCAGCTGTGATATTGCCGAATGTGTCGGCCAGCGAGAAATTTTTAAACCAGTTCGTCAGATTGTCCCATCCGGCTTTAATGCTGTTCCATGCATCATCAAACCAGCCCACCACAGCGTTAATGACTTTTAGCAGGGCACTGAAAGCTTCCGTGTCCATGATGGCGGCTTTAATACTGTCCCAGTATTTGATAGCCAGACAGATCCCTACGGCAAGTGCGGCAATGGCGAGAATAATCAGGGTTATGGGACTTATCAGGAGTTGAAGCGCACCGCCTGCGAATGCCGTCGCCACGCCCCACAGGCGCATTGCAACCGCGCCCGCACGTAACACTACGTTCCAGGCTACGATCGCTGCTTTACAGATCCCTGCCCAAAGAGCGACCAGCTTTGACCACACCCAGACGGCTTTTTCCTGAATCCATAGCCCCATCAGGCCAAGACGGGTTGAAAGCAGGGAGGGGCGTAATAAATCCAGGGTGAAGATTAGTCCTTTCCATGCGCCTTTCAGCACGCCAGCAATTCCGCTGAGCCCGGTCATGATAAAGCCGAAGGCCCCCATCGTGATACTGGCAAGCGCCCCTGCTGCGGCAAAGGCGAGGGTCATTGCAGTGATATATCCCAGCCAGCGGGCAATATTGGGGAACGTATCCAGCCATTTCATGAAGGCTTTCCCGCCGGTGATGATTTTTTGCAGGAACGGGGCAAAGACGGGATCGAGCCGCAGACCAATGCTGACGCGAACCTGCTCCAGTAAAGAATTAACCTGATCCCACGGGTCAACCATCTTTTTCGCCATTTCGATGGCTTTATCCATGCCTTTGATGTTACCTAATGTATTGATGTTCCGTTTCAGCCCGTCAACATCTCCGGTCAGTAGTTTAATCATGGACACCGCTTCATCGCTGCCAAAGGCTTTTTTCAGCAGGTCTGCATCTGCCACTTTTGACAGATCGCCAAACTTTCCTTTAATCAGGTCGATGATACCGGTAATGCTTCTGGCACTGCCGTCCCGGTTGGTAAAGTTCAGCCCCAGCACTTTTTGCGCATTCCCAATCCCCGCCAGGAATGATTTATATTTGGTTCCCGCCTCGCTGCCTGACATGGTGGACTGGAGCTGTCCCAGTACGGCGAACTGTTCAGCGGCAGATACCTTCATTGCCTGCGCGTTGGCACCCAGCGCAGTAAAGGCAGCAGACATTTCATTACCGGTAGTTTTGAACACCTGAACGGCGGTTGCGGTCTGCCCGGCAATTTGTTCAACCCACTGCGTGCGCCCCATCTTCTCTGCGGTATTTTTAAAAACACCGTACATGGTGCCCATATAGTTAGTAATGGTGGCCGTGTCTGATTTGGTGGCTTTGGCGAGAATGGCGGATGCTTCAGTAAATTTTGGCAGTTCGTCACCCTGAAGTCCTGCGATGGCGGACTGGATATCGTAGGCGCTGCGGACGAAATTGCTGGCGCTTTCGCCGTAGTTAATGGCAAACGTCTGTGAAGTTTTACGCAGCTGATCGAGTGTTTTATTTGCCACATCCAGCGAGCTGACTTCGGCCAGCGCGGCTTCCATGTCGCGGGCGGGGTTGACCAGTCCTTTTATTCCCTGAGCAGCCCCCCATAACCCGGCCACACCAAAACCGAGACGTTTAAAGTCGGCTGTTGCCTTGTCAGCAAATCCGGTCACAGCCGATTGCGCCTGTTTTAAGGGTCTCGTCAGCTTATCAACCAGACTTAGCGTAAAATCAAGTTCAGCAGCCATTACCCACCTTTAAATGCTCTCGCAATGCCGTTATTGACGGCAATACTCATGTTTTCGAAATAACGGTTGTCCAGCCAGACCGCAGCGGCAATGTCTTCCGGTGTGTCCTCGCCATCCGGTAGCCAGTGGCGGCGTAATACCAGATATTGCGCGTAGCCGTTGCGCTCAATGCCGGACAGTGCCGCCTTTATTTTTTTACGGTGATATCCAGATTGACGGCAAAATCTTCATTGAGTTTTGCTGCCATCTGAAGGGCTGCTCCCGGGCGGTGAATGAGCTTCTCCAGTTTCTCTTTGTCTTCCGGGTGTACACAGCGCATCAGGTAGTTTTTGGCTGGCGCCACCTTGTTATCCATCGTTATTTCATTCACGAACTTGTTGTAGACAGCTTCGGTCGGGGCGAAGCGAATGTCCTCGCCTGCGACGGTCAGGGTGATGATGGTGGTATTTTCGTCTTTCATGCTATTTTCCCCGGTGAGTGGTGCCATTTTTTAATGACATTGTTCAGTAATGTACTGTTGCAGGCCGTTCACTTGTGCAACGACGGCTTTCGCTTCGGCTCTGAGATGCTGATAATCCCGTTCAGCGTCCGGAGTAAGTCGGGCGGCGGTTGCATCAGTTGAGCCGGTGGCGGTGGTATCACGCGTGGCGGCGGGCATACAGACGGCGTGGAGCTGCAACCGGCGACGGCCAGAAGCAAGATCGGCGCGTAACTTTTCGGATTCAGCTTTTGCATTGGCGAGCTCCTTTGTGTATTTCGCATCAAGCGCGGCGTTCTGGCGCTGACGCAGTGTCATGTCGTCAATGGTCTGCTGTCGGGTGTCGGCAAGATTTACGGCTTTCTGGCGGGCTTTTTCTGCCCTGGTGAAGCGGTTGTGCCAGTAGTCAGCTGTGAAGCCGAGCACGGCCACGGCGACGACCATGAAGACGATAAAGGCGAGTGTTGCGCGTTTCATGTGGCCTTACCTCTGTCCCAGAAACATTGCCCGCTCACGTCCGCGACGCGGGGCCAGAATTGTCGGGTTACTGCCTGCGCGGCTCCATTTCAGGAAAGCATCAGCGGCGGCGGTGTAGTTGCCGGCGTTTAACTGACGGCGAACGGTGGAACCGATAAAAGCGTCAGCGCCGATATTGAAAATCAGGCTACACAACGCGTCATACTGACTCTGGTTCAGCGGAACTGTTACCCGTTCAGCGATGCAGTGCTCCACCCATGACAGATCGTCGCGTAGCAGTCTGTCGGCGGTGTCCTGGGTGATGGTCATGCCTTTGTGAACTGCGACACCATCAACCTTTCCTGTGTGACCTGTACCAATGGTCCATACGCCGCGCGGATCGGGGTAAGCGGTCAGTTTGCAGTTTTCTTCGCGTTTAAGTGCGGCCAGCCCGTTGTCTGAAATTTTCATTCGTCACTTTTCCCTGCAAATTTCTTTGTGATGAACACACCCAGTGCCCGGATATGTTCAACACCAATAAGGCCAATTGCGGCACCGATACCGACGCGCCAGTCTTCGGTCAGCCATGCGACGGGGACCGGCTTAATGAGGGTGAATGCCGCCACGGCCAGCAGGCAACACAACGGCACCTCAAGCAAAAGACGACGCCAGCTGCGGCCTGTGTAAAACACTCTGAGTGCTGCAATGACGGCAGTCATCAGCAGACTGTCAAGAGGGATATCACCACGTAACCAGTCTTTGATTATCGCCAGCCAGTCGCTCCAGTTGTGGGGGGTGCTTTGCATTGTCTTTCCTATTGGTTCATGATGTCCCGAACATCGGTGGCGCTGAGAACCGGAACACCGTCAATTTTGACGAACTCCGGCGAAGTCACCATAAATTTGATTTTATGGCTTATGTTGTCACCGCCCTTGCTGTCGATATTCAGCAGGTTACTGATCAGCAGTTTGCAACCAAAGGCTTCCACCCTGAGTTCTGTCTTTGCTGCACGGGCAAAGAAGAGAAAGTCGGCTTCTTCGATGTCGCGCCAGCTCCCTGCTTCACGCGCGGCTTCACCAAGAAGCTGGAAGTTAACGGTATCCAGTTCAATTTCACCGCCGGCTTCCACGTCGCCGCGTACCCAGCCATCAGGTACACCGCGCTCCTGAATGGCTTTGGTGTTGTCGGTAATATCAAGGGTGGCGGTTTTTACGTGAACGATGCGGCCATTAAATGACGTGTCAAAGCTCATACCACTGATGCGTTCGGTGTTCATGGGTTACTCTCCGCTTTCGTCCAGCATGATGCTGATGGTGATTTCTTTCGGGCAGTTATACGGGCGAACCACGATCGCAATCTGCACTTTGTCTTTTTCCGGCCATGAGATTTTTACGTCGCCGTCGTGCGGTGACATGCAAAGGCCAGGGAATACCGTGCCGTTGATTTTCAGGCTCTTTGCGCCGTCGCGCATGGGCTTCGCGAAAAGCTGTTGGTGCGCGGCCACACTTGCCGGGGTGGAGTTCAGTGAGCGATTGGCGATTTTTGGGATAGCCAGCAAACGCACCTGACGGGCCATTTCATCGGCAACGCGCAGATATTCGATAGCCTGATAATCGCCACCGTCCACATCGAGCGTGACGCCGTCGGCCCAGTAGTAACCTTCGTAGTCGGGATACCACGTTGGTACGCTGAAACGCGCCCTGTTCAGGGCCCTGATGGTGGCAATGTCCAGTTCGCGCTTGTCGCTGTCCTGCGGTTTATCGTTGCGGCCCATATTGACCAGTGCGCCGGTTGCAACACGGGCGGGGGAATCAGCAATCGTCACTGATGGATTGCAAAGGCGACCGGCCAGTATCCCCGGTTCATTGCCGAACAGCATCGGGGTAAGCTGCACCGCGTAAGCGGCAATGCCTTTCTGTAGTCCGGTCATGACGGTGACGTATTCTGACCACTTCTCGCCTGTTCCGCAGCCGCGAACAGCCAGGATAAACCATGTCCAGCGCTGGAAGGTGTTATTGAGTTCGCTGCGCAGTTGCTGCGCTTTGTCGATATCGTTACCTGAGGCGTTAGCGCGAACAACGACAACGCCTTCCACCGAGAGGGTGGCCTGTGCATCCATAACCACATCAGCCCACGTTCGGGTCTGACCAGAAGGCTGGGGTGTCTGCACGGTTGCCAGCCAGATCATGGCATTTTGTCCGGCATTATCCAGAAACGCCTGCACGTTACTGCGTAACAATGAATCCTTTGTTCCTAACAGCGAGTCAAGATCGGTTTGTGCTGTAACCGGTGTCGGGAGAATGGCTTTTGTATGCTCGCCCACCATCAGCAGGGTGCAGGCGATCCCACGCTTGCTTCCGCTGTGGGTGTTGAGCTGATTAATTGTGACCTGTGGAAACGTCATGGGTTATTTCCTCTTAATGTCCTGCGGCTTTGTCTGCCAGCCATAATTGATGCCCTGCAACTGGCGGGACAGTATCCGTGCAAATTCCTCGTTACTGACACCAAGGAACTGACGGGGTGGGATGGTTATCGTCCAGCAGCTTTTGGATGGTATGCCTTCCATGCTGCGGATAATCACGCCTGCCTGCCCTTTCGTGAGCGACGTCCGGATATCTGCCGTTGATGGTTTGCGGCGCGTCCCCCTTTTTTTGCCGCTCACCGTATAGCCCAGCTTGCGCAGCTTTATCGCCTGACGGCGGGAGCAGGGTTCCTTGCTGGCTTTTTCCATCGCGTCGGTTTTCAGCTGCGATGCGTTCACTGTGAACGTAACGCCATGGCTCTGGATATATCCCACTGCACCCACGCTGATTTCCCTGTGGTTGTGGGGCTGGCGATAGCTCCTGCCTGCTGCGTATATACGCACCGATTTCGCTGATGGCATGTCGTGCACTTTCAGAAATTTAGGGAGCCCCTTCAGCAGCGGTCTGTTGCCATAGCGGCGTTCTGCAAAACTGCTGCCATCAACATTCTTTTGTTCGCGAACATGGCGCTTTGCGGCCGGAATAACGCCGCGTTTTGCGATACGCTGCAGCAGACGCTGTTGTTTTGCCGGGGGGAGCTCACCGTTGGCCAGCATTGTCTGCAGCTGCTTAAGCTGTGTCCGGTTAAGTTCGCCGTGCAGGGAGATGTCCATTGTTTATTTCCCTGCCCTGATGGTGGATACAGTGATATTTTCTGCCACCCAGATCTCTGGCTTATCCAGCCGGTAACGGATGCCGCCCATCATGATAAAACCGGCCTCGTCCGGGATCAGAATGATGGGGTCAGCGAGCGGCATACTGACAGTCACTTCTGCAATGTTGTCGTCCGTGGGTTCGATGTTGACATCCGGCGCATCAAGCTCAAGCTGGCTGTAGTAGTCATTAGCCTGTTCGTCCCGCCAGACAAGCAGGGCGCATAACAGCAAATCAGGGTCAACCTGACGCCATGGCCAGCGCTGCCAGTCGAACACGGCGTTGTACTGGCGAATACCCATTCTTATCTGTCCAAGCCCCATGTCTTTCTCTGCGGGCAAAAGACGAATATCACTCATCCACGAATCAAAGCCGGTATTGTCAAACACGGAAATGTCAAACACCTGCCGCAGATATGCATAAAGGCTGTCGAACTGGCTCATAAGATGTACACTCCCACACGGCCTGCGCCCTGGATAGCACGCAGCACAAAGGCCGCTTCAGCAAGCAGGGTTTCGCGGGTGTCATTACTGTCGATATTGCTGTCGGCGTGGCGGGTGTTCACCGCCGTAAACTCACCGAGAAGATCGGCTTTGGCGCGGGCAAAGACCGCTTTTTTGTACTGTGCGCAAAGGGCGCTTTCGCCGTTAAGTTGCGGGCCTTCCACGTCCGCCGCCTGCGCTATTCCCTGCACTACGTAGCGGGATTTCACACCGGTCAGTGCGGTGTTCACCTCAAAGACGGCAGACAATAACGCCTGTTCTGCCAGTGATGCAGGGATATCCAGTGGGATAGTTCGGCTTCTGCGAAAATCAGCCATGACCAGATCCGGCCAGAAGCCATCATTTTTAAGCATGCCTGTAGCAGTGTCTGTGTTCTGGTCTGTGCTGTAGCCTGGTTTCAGGTTCATGACTGATTCTCTGTGTAGGTCAGGTCGGGCGAACGGTTCTGCGGCATGACTGACGCTTGTGCGTGTCATCCTCACCGTGCCCGCCTGAAGCCGTGGGGCTTTCGTTATACCGCCCGTAATGCGCGCAGACGGGCGGCTATTTTGTTTCGTATGGCGCGAACACCTGCTTTGGGGGTGGTGCTGTGCGCACGGGCCATCCACTCATCGGCGCTACGTAGTTTCGCCACGTCGTAAATGGCGGCCGGGGTTGTCGGTTTGCCATCGCTGTCCCGTAACAGGTTAAGACCGGCGAATTTGTACCATCTGGCAACTATCTCTTCGTGCAGTGTCCAGTCTTTTTCGATATGGCTCATCACGCGGCTGAAATAGGGCTCGACGGAAAGGCCTTTATCAAACTGAATCTGTGCCCACTGCATGACCTCATCGGCAACGAACGTTGGCAAATCACGGTCAAAGCGTGGTGGCATGGGTTGATTCTGCCCGATGGCGATATCGGCCCATTCCAGGGCTTTGTCCATTTCGCCGGTATCAAACAGCCAGACGATGCACCAGGTAAACGGGATGTATTTGTACTCCTCGCCGCTTTGCAGCCACGCCTCAATCGTCGGCATCCAGCGCGGCAGCAGGGATTCACGCTTGAATGCCACACGATCGGCGTTGGTGGCGCAACTGCTCACAGCCCTGCAGTCGATTTCCAGTTGCGCCAGTTGCAGATGAAGACTGTCGCGTACGGTCAGTGCCTCGTGGCGTTCCATCGCCTGCTGCGCGGCCAGTCTGGCTCTGAACTTTTGCGCCGGAGTCTGCATACGTCAGACCGTTATGCTACCTGGTTTGGTTTCGCATGTTCAGGTGATGGCAGTCCCGCCAGTTCAATGTTGTCAAATGAACCGTAGAGTGCGTCATATTCCACGGCGCAACCCTGCATACGCAGCCAGTTGTTTTCGAAGCGTTTGCGGTCATCAATCCATTCAGCACGGCGTTGCTGTGTTCCGCGCTGGAAGTACATATGCAGATTCCAGAGCGTGGTGACAACCAGGCGGTTATCCGGCATAAATGGCGGACTGAATGACTTGCGTCCGGCGATCTCACGGTTGATAAGCTGGGCGGCGACTTTTTCTGTCGGGCGGTCGATGCGGTTCAGCATACTGACCGTATCTGCTGCGATAATGTTCTGTGATACCAGTACAACCAGATCCGGGTGTTGACGGAATTCGGGTGGAATGCAGGTATTAATTACATCGGCGGCAATAGCATCAACAGACGTAAAATCAGCCCCGGTTCCTGTACGGTTCAATACGACCTTGTCAGTAATGATCTGTTTTGGTGTGCGCGCTTTAACAATCTGATGCCATCCCGGGTGAATATCTTCCCCGTTCGGGCAGGTATCAGGATTGGTTTCATCTGCGGCATGCGTACCGTTCAGTGCCACGCGTAACAGGTCGTTGGTGACTGACTTGTAAAAGAACGCCTGAAGACGGTTATAGAACTCGTTTTCGGTGCCTGCGTTTGCCCAGTTGGTCAGGGTGGTGTAGTCCAGGAATGAACCGGAATCCACTTCGTAAAGCTTGTACTCGTTGCCTTCACTCCCCAGCGCTTTATTGAAGCGTCCGTCTTTCTTGCGCCCGGTATACAGCCCCGGAATTCCGGTACTGACTACCTGGCCGACAAGCTGTTCGACCAGCATGACGGTGATCTTGCCCATGAACGGGTCGGCATTCTCAATCAGGGCATCGCGTAGCAGGGTTTCACGTGGTGGGCTGATGGTAAAAAACTGTTGTGCTGTAAATACGCCATTGGCTTTTGCCATCGAAATGGCGTAATTACGCAAAAACTTTTGCGCCTGTGGTGATAACATCTGTGCGGCCATTGGTTTTTCTCCGGTTGGTCCTTTTGTCTGTTTTTCTCAACGACCGCTTACAGCGGCTCAAACTGTGCGGGTTGTCCGCCGGGGGCTGCGCCCGGCGTCGGTGTGCGCTGGCTTTCAATGACCGAAAAACGCTGGCTCAGATTTTCGATTGCACTGGTAAGCGTTGTCAGTGTGGCGGCGTCGGCCTCATCATCTTTTTCCGTCTTCCGGGTACTGAAATTCTGCGCTGCGGCTGGCGCTGGCTGTTGTCCGCCATTACGGGCGGCGATACGTGCCTGGAGTTTTGCGGTTTCAGCATCCTGTGGCTGCACCGTAAAGGTGTTAAGTGCGGTCTGTAGCTCCGTCACGGCGGTGGTGTAGTTCTGGCGTGCCGTGTCGTCTTTCGGGTTGATGGCCAGTGTGTCAGTGGCAACGGAAAGCTTTTCACTCAGCTCCGCAACGTGATTAGCGTGAGCGCTGAAATCCCCGGTTACTGGCTGTGTGTCTGCTGTTGCGGATGCCGTGGGCTGCGCCGGTGCGGGTTGCTGTGCCTGTGGTTGCGTGTTCGCCTGCGCGTCAATTTTTGCCGTCAGAGTGACAATCTGGGCTAGCAACTGGTTCGCCTGTTCTTTAGTCATGGATTTATCCTCATGATGGTTTGTTGGGGTGTCAGCGACCAGCGTCAGACGCCCAAGACTGAACATTTCAATATTTCCAGCGGCGGCATACTGCGGACGTGAGCCCTGTGTGTTGTTTTCCACTGATTTGATTTCCATGCGCTGGGTTCCCAGACTTGCCGGACTGTCGGTTGCTGCCAGCCCGTACAGATAGGTTTGCCCGGTGTTGGCATAGTTCTCCCAGAACTCGCACGAGGTAAAGAGCTTCTGGCCGCGATCGTTAAGGTTAACCAGCGCCTGGTTAGGCTCCAGCTTCGCCATAAGGCGCAGTCTTCCGGCGTCTTCTTTAGCCGCCAGCTCGGAAACAAGCCCCAGATTGGGGGTAAATTCTCGCTCCTGAAGACTGTATACGGGGTGATTAGGCCAGATCATCGCTGTGTATCTGGCGGTGCTGTAGTTGTCAGCGGCCTGCTGGATCATTTCGCGGGTAATGGGGCGACCGTCGATGGCGTAGCCTTCGGTTGCTATGCATATCCAGTCAGTGGTGTATTTCTGCTTTGCCATTTCATTACCGCTTTTTGATGTATCTGGCGGTATTATTGCGGCTGTTTTCGCGGGTTTCATTCGTTCTGAATCCGGGCTTTTCGTATATGATTTTATGTGCGAAAAATGCCAAAATTTAACGATATTTCAGAGTGTTATTGCTCTTTATGATGGGCGAATGAAATATACCGAAGAAGTCAGGGACGCTGCCCGCGCCCTGTATCTGAAATTCAGTACACCAAAAGAGATAGCGGCCACGCTGGGGCTTCCTGTGCGTACCGTTTATAACTGGGCTGTCCGGGGGCAATGGAATGAAATGTTACCAGCCGAGTCGGTGGAAGTGGCTGTCGCCCGGCGAGTGGAACGACTGACCTGCAAGGATGGTAAAAGCGAGCTTGAGCTTGAAGAGCTGCGCTTCCTGATATCCCAGCACGTCAGGCTGATGGCGCAGAAGAACAAACATGCTGAACGGATGGAAGAGATCCGGGCGATGGTCAATACCGGCGTGGTGGTCAATGATGGCCGACAGGGTAGCAGTGAAGAAGGGAATGACGAAGGTGGTAAAAAAAGGAAGCGACTACGTAAAAATGATGTCGGCGGACTGACAAAAGAAATATTTGATGAAAAAGCGAATGGTCATCTGTTTGAATATCAGCAATATGTGCGTGAGCACGGCGACGAACTGTTCCGCTTCATTCTGAAAGGGCGACAGGAAGGATTTACCTACTATTTTGCATGGGAAGGGTTTGAAAAGGCCGTTCTCACGGGCAAGAATCAGATATTCTTTTCCGCCAGTAAACCCCAGGCGGAAGTTTTCCGTTTCTATATTCTCAGTATTGCGCAGCAATTCTTTGGTGTCGAGCTTAAAGGCAACCCGATTCGCCTCAGCAATGGTGCGATACTGCGTTTTCTGGCGACCAATCCCAATACGGCGCAGTCCTACAGTGGCGACCTGTACGGGGATGAGGTCTTCTGGATACCGAAATTTGCCCGCCTGCATGAAGTGGCGTCAGCGATGGCGACGCATGACGAATTCCGTATTACCTATTTTTCAACCCCCAGCGCTAAAACGCACCAGGCTTACAGGCTGTGGACAGGGGATGAATGGAAGGGCGACGATCCGAAACGTAAGGCGGCGGAGTTCCCGACCAGCAAGGAATTGCGTAAAGGTGGACAGGTCTGCCCTGACGGGATCTGGCGCTATGTCATCACAATGGAGGATGCGTGCGCTAAGGGACTCAGTGCCAGAGTTAACATTGAGAAGCTGCGTAACCGCTACAGCGCCACGGCGTTTGCCATGCTGTACATGTGTGAGTTCACTGACTCCCGCGACACAGTATTTAAATTCTCAGACCTTGAAAAATGTGAGGTTGAGTTCGGCATCTGGCAGGACTTCGACCCCTCCGCATTACGGCCTTTTGGTAATCGTGAGGTGTGGGGTGGTTTTGATCCGTCACGAACGGGTGATAACTCAACATTTGTTATTGTGGCCCCGCCTGTTGAGCCTGAAGAAAAATTTCGCGTGCTGGCTGTCTACCAGTGGGTGGGGCTTAACTTCACCTGGCAGGTTAAGCAGATTGAAGAATTAATGAAACGCTACCGGTTTACGCATATCGGGGTGGATATCACGGGTATTGGCCGGGGTGTTTATGATCAACTGGTACGCTCCGCACCGCGTGAGGTGATGGGGATTAACTACAGTGTTGATAATAAAAATAAACTGGTGCTTAAGATGATTGACCTCATTGAGCGGCGACGTATCCAGTGGGTGAAAGATGCGGTTGATGAGGTGACAAAAGAACGTGCCGATATCCCGCTGGCATTTATGGCCATCCGCCGTGTAATGACTGCCAGTCAGAACGCAATGACGTTCGCCGCCGAACGCAGCGAAACGACCGGTCACGCGGACGTATTTTTTGCCATATCGCACGCGGTCTGTAATGAACCGCTCGACTATGAATATGACCGCCCCTCGGTGTGGGCATTCGGGAAGGCTGCATGAGTAAACGTAAAAGCGCACGCCTGCGTAAACGGGCACAGACAGAAAATTTTACTCCCGGACGCGGCAATATTATCACTTTTGGGGAGCCGGAACCGATACTGACTACCGGCACGGAATACATCAACGTCTGGTATAACGGTAGCTACAACTACTGGACACTACCAATAGACAGACTTGCGCTCGCGCAGTTGCCGAACCTTAACGCCCAGCATGGCGGCGTACTGTATGCACGCAAAAATATGGTGTGTGCCAGCTACCAGGGGGGTGGACTGACGACCGATCAGATGGAAATGGCTGTCTTTGACTACCTGCTGTTTGGTGATGTGGCCATTCTGAAGGTCCGTAACGGGTGGGGACGGGTGGTGGCGCTGGCACCATTACCGTCTTTGTATCTGCGTCGCAGCAAGCAACTTGATTTTATCGTGTTACAGGAGGGCGAGCCGCTGGTCTATTCGCCGTCTGATGTTGTGTTTTTACGTATGCATGATCCGCGACAGCAGATTTATGGACTGCCTGATTATATCGGTGGTATTCATTCAGCGTTACTGAACAGTGAGGCGACCATTTTCAGACGTCGCTACTATCACAACGGTGCGCATATGGGGTTCATCATGTACGCGTCCGACCCGAATATGTCTGTTGAGGCTGAAGAAGCTATACGTAAAAAAATAGAGAGCGGTAACGGGCTTGGGAATTTCCGTAACATGTTTATCAGTATCCCAAAAGGGCAACCGGACGGGATTAAAATTATTCCGGTTGGGGATATTCAGCAAAAAGATGAGTTTTCAAATGTGAAGAATATCAGCGCTCAGGATGTTCTTACGGCGCACCGCTTTCCGGCTGGTCTTGCCGGTATTATCCCGCAAAATGCGAGCGGACTTGGCGATCCCGATAAGGCAAGGACAACCTATGGACGGGATGAAGTGACACCTGTCTGCCGTAAATTCATGCAGGCTGTGAACAGCGATCCCGAAATCCCCCCGTCGTTACACCTTAATTTTACGCTGGAAGATGTGGAAAATGTGGTGTCTGCGCTGGCTGATGAAAAATAACCCGAAAAAGACTATATTACCCCTGCAACCGGTCAGATTGTGGGGGGGGTATGGCGGGTGTGATGAAAATTGAATGTCCGGCGTGTCACTGCCGGGCGGCTATACGCAAAACTGCATGGCAGGATGACGCAAAAACGCTGGCGGTAGTTTATTGCACCTGCACTAATTCTGACTGTAATATGCGTTTTTCGCTCAATCTTTCCGATCTTCGCGTGATTTCACCCAGTGACCTGCAAACTGATGGTGTCGTTAAAGCATTGCTCCAGCGCCTTAAACCAGACGAAAGGCAAATGGCACTGGATATTCTGCTCAGTGATGGCGCGTAAGTGCCATTCTGTGGGGCGGTGGATCTTCCGCTTCCTCGCCCTGACAGACTCACCGCTATGCGGTTCGCCCGGCATTTCTGAAATCAATGTGCAATAGCTCCAGTGCGGCTTCTTTATCAGCACCCGTTAATTCGAGATAATCCCAGAGGCTGGCGCATAAACCACAGTTTCGCGAAAATATTCCGTCTGGATTTGCTCCGTTTTTCAGCCACAAATCATAAGTAATATAAAATCCGTGAAGTTGTTGCCTGATATTTTCTTTGATTTCCTGTACTGGCACGGTGTCTGGTAATTGCTCTCTCATTGTGGATCTCTCCTGTGTTGTGCCGGTCTGGCGAATGAAGGGTGCTGCGATGAAAAGACCCTTCGCGCCAGTGCGGCCTTGCGATTGACGGCAGTCAGTGTTCTGGCCAGCGCGACATTGTGTTTGCGGGCCTGCTCTTCGTGGTACTTCTGCATGATTTTTCCGGCCGGGGTGAGCGGCTCCGGTTCTTCCGGCGAACGGCGTGGGCGAACGGCAATGGTCCAGCTCTGATATTCACTGCCCGGTCGCCTGTTAAGTATGTCGGTGATGGTGGTTGTGGTGGTGCGATCGGGGCTGGCCACCGTGATTTCCAGTTCGTCCCCGGGCTGTGGTCTTGTGGCTACGCCTCTCAGTGTCATGGCTGGCGTGCGCTGGCGCATAACGGCGTCGAACTGCTGACGCTGCATGGTGCAGTGAAATCGCGTCATGATCTTACCTCCGCTGACGACTCCTGTGTGATGACGATACGGCGGGTTGTGGCGCTCCAGTACGCGATACGCCCGTCGCCCGGGCGAACGCGGGCACCGTTACTCACGGAAATAATGGCTGCGTCAGGCAGCTGCACACCCAGCGCGTCGAGTTCGCGGGTGATTTGTGCGATGGTCGTGGTGTCGACAGGCACGACAACCTCCACCCTGACAGGGGTGTCTGATGCTGGTCTGGTGTTATTTTGTCCGGTATCCGTGGTGGGCGGCTGATTTTTAAGCTGTCTGATGAGCTGTTTCCGCTCGTGACGGGTTAACGTCTGCAACCAGTGCGCCAGGCCGCTTTCCGGAAGCGTCAGCCGCGACCCACGCTGCCTGTTTTCTGTGCCGGTTCCGGCTGTTTTTTCGTCACCGGGACAGTTATTGCCACGAGTCCAAGGTGCGGCGAAGCCGCCCCGAAGGTCAAAACCCTCGTCCGTGCTGTTGTCGGCGTCAGATTCTTTTCTGACCAGTTTCCACTCATCCGGATGGGTGCAGATGGTGTACCGTTCCCCGAGTGACGGGGCGCAAATTCCGTAGATGCGCTGCGGGAATTCGCCGTAGTCATTAGCTTCGTCTGCGGTTTTGTATGCGGTGCGGACCAGATACTGGTTGCGTGGAATAAGCACGCCACCCTGTTTCATGATGTAGGTGGCAAAACACCCTACGTCTGCGGCGGCCATAATGGCGTCAATATCGCCATGATCGAGTCGCTTCGGTGATGCCGGGTTGCGCCCCATCTGGCTTGCAAGGCGGCGGAGTTCACGCCACACCTGGCGGGGCGGAATGCCGAAAAACTGGAACTGACGTATGCGGTGAAGGCTCGCCCATGCAATGGCGTTCTCCACGGTTTCCGCCATGGTTTTCCCGGATTCCTTATCGACGTAAGGTTTTCCGGTTTTCGGATCATTGTTGTGGAAGGCGCTGGCGTCCAGGTTCTTACCGATATAGGTTGCGATATAGCTTGCCGGCGACCCTTTTTCCGGATCTATCTTCTCGCATTCAAAGCGCGGCGAAATATCGTCCCCCAGTTCGTGGCGATCTGATTTAATCGCTGCGTCGCGCATAATTTCGATGATGTGCTCTGCGTTCTCAGGGGACGTGAATACCAGCATATGCCAGTGTGGCGTGCCGTCATGGTGTGGCTCAGCGGTTCGCACGCCGTACCAGCCCAGCCCCTCTTTTTTGATTTTTTTTCTTACGGCTGCGAAGAAGTCGTAAACCAGATAATCACTGGTATCGCGTACAGTGGCACCGTTGTATTTCGGGTTCAGGCTGCCGTCTTCGTTCACGCTGTGAAAGCGGGAAGGGGCTGTTACCGTGATGAAGAATGCGACGTCACCCCGCAATTCGGCTACCATCTCCATCCCTCTGACGCAGACCATCATTTCATTGCGGCGGTTGCGTGGATTCCCCGGGCCCGCCCAGTACACTTCCTCCAGACTCAGGCGCTCGCCGTCTTCGTTTTCAATATCCCAGCTTTTGAGAAAATCACGGGTGCGCTGGCGCTTCTCGCGAAACTCCAGTAGTGATTCATGGCTGATATAAGGGGATTGTTTACGTGACACTCTGCCGGCGGCACGCAGTAACTCCTCCCGCCAGAGATCGGCGATGTGGCGTAACTGGTTGTTCCACCAGGTCGCGCAGGTGATGCGCAGTACCGCACCCGGTATCAGTTCAGGGTCCGGCGGTGTGCGTCGGTTGTGCCTGATTTCGAGTTCCGGCCAGTATGGCGGGATCACGCCCAGCGTTAAGGCTATGCGTGCCATCTTCTGGTAGGCCAGCAGCCAGATAACCGGGCTGTCATTATTCTTTCCGGTCTGTTCAGGAACTTCATCACATATGCGTTCAAATTCTGCGGTAAAGAACTGCGCAGTCAGTGTGGCGATGCGCTGGATCTTGTCGCGGCTGAGTTGCGGCAGCATGAGCAGCTCTTCAAGGCGATGGCGTATGACACTGGATTTGAATGCCGGCGTTGCAAAGCGGTCGTTAACCCGTTCGATACGTTTCAGGCGCGCGCGCAGTCCACGGCGAACGAAGTTATCGGCCACGTATGCGCTATTGTTTTTTACACCTTTGCTGCGGGCGCTTTGCTGTTTCCGGTTCAGGCGTGCCAGATCGCGGATCAGCACGCTGGCAAGAAACGGTGGCAGGGCGCGAAGTTCGGCTATCGCTTCCGATACCTCCGTTGGCGGATTTTCGCGTCTGTGTCGTGCCAGCTTATCCAGCCTTGTCTGCCGCTCTTCGTCCCGGTGAAGGTGTGAATTAATTTGTTTGCCTTTGTCCGTGGTTGTCAGGAAGACCACGGTTTCTTCATCCAGCCGGGCCTCAGTGCGAATGTCTTCGGTGAGGTAGTCCCGGATTGCCCGTTGTAATGCGGTTGGCTTCTGCGGTAACGCTCTGCCGAACGTCTCAGGATCAATAACCGGCAGCGGGGCATTCCACGGGTACGCCAGGTGTGTGTTGTGATGGCTCATTCCGCTTACTCCCCTGCTGTTGCCTTCTGAAATACAGCCCGGTACAGCACAAGAAGACGCTGGTATTCAGCGATAAAGTCTTCTGCCGTTTTAATCCCTTTCACGACCACGCTGTGGGTGGTCATTTCCAGAACGAGCACCATTTCTGACGATGACCAGCTGATAACACTGCTGTCGAGTCCGTTGATGTGGAACAGGCCCAGCTCCAGGCTGTTGTTCTGGTCTCTGACGTCCACGCGGTAACGGTCGTCAACGGTGAAGGAAAACTCACCGTATGTGGTGGCGCTGCTGGCGGCCTGTTTACAGGCGCGGCGGTAATAGTCGTGCAGGTCATTGAGACGGGAAGCGAGGCGTGGATCCACCGCCCACATCCAGTTAAAAAAATCCTGAATATCTGAAAGTCCCTTAACGCTCTTCATGAGAACCTCCGGAAACGGACGTGCGGAAGCCTCCCGCGTATGGATGCGGGATGTTGATTAGTGGTGGTAGTGCTGGTTAATGAGGTCCCGCAGCCCGCGCAGATCATCCGCCAGATAGCTGAAAACAGCGGCGGAATAGGTGTTTGACAGTGCGTGACTGCGCTCATGCAGCATATTGATGTGCATGATATGCGCGACGCGGAAGGCGCGGAAAAGTCTGCGGTTGATTTCAGTCCGGATGTGACGACGCGCAGCGTATGCGCGCTGTTGTTTGCGGTTTGCCATGGTGTGGCCTCTACGTGTGTAAGTTTTGAAAACTCACCATCCAGAGGTCTCAAACTCGGGGTGGTGAGACGTACAGGGTTGAGACTACCGGCAAACGCAGAACCCGGCCCGACCGAAGTCGGCCCTGTACGCCCCACCATAATTCTGATGCGAAAAAGGTGTGACGATACGGTACGCACAAAAAAACCGCTGGCGCGGTTGTGCGCTACGTTTGTCAGCGGGGTCTCAATCCCGGCACCCGTTTTATGAGGTGCAGCGGAAATGTAACCTGACTGATTGCGACATGGCAAGCGGTTTTTTTGTGTGTGCATGATGATCACTCAGTTCGGCAGCAGTTCGTACAACAGGGCGTCGGCGGCGGTCCGGCGGTTGTAGAGGTGAAACGCCGTATCATCGCTGATGTGCATTTGCATCGTGATGTTGATGTGTTTCGCGATTATGCAGAACGTCATGTTGCGTCTGTCGCGTAGCTCCGTAACCAGCTCAGCCAGACGATCGCTGTATCTGGTGCAATGGTGGCTCTCGCCGCATTTCTTAAGGCTGTAACCCCGTTTATGCAGTGTGTACCTCACGGTGCACTCGCTGCATCCCGCCTTCCGGGCCAGTTCCCGTGCGGTTTTTGCGTGACGGTTTTTGGTGAGAAAGGCGATGGCTTCTGCACTCAGCGGTGCTTTTCTCTTGCGACCAATCAACCCGCGATTACGTAAAAAAAGAATCCGGTGCATCACTGCGCTGCGGGTTCGCTGAAGTCGTTCAGCCATTTGCCATGTGCTGTGATCCTGATAAAGCGAGATAAGCAGTTCGTCTTCCTGTTGTGTCCAGGCACTGACGTGCTTCGGTGCTTTACCTGGTCCCCCCATTGGTTTCAGAAACATGATTTGGCCTCCTTACGGCTTTCTGGTGTGGAGATGATCAGATTCAGTTTCAGGGCGGTGGCGTGTTCCTCTTTTGCCCCCGGCGAGTCCTCCCAGCCATCCAGCAGGTAAATCACATCGGCACAGTGCAGCATGGCGCTCCCGATAAGCATGTAGTCCCTGTATCTCAGCCCGTCAGGGAGTGTTGCGGGGTTGAGTACGGTATGACCCTGCATCCTCAGGCGGGTCGCCGTCATGGTGAAGGCGGTGCGGTTGAAATCAGGCTTCCCCGTCATGGGGCCGGCGATATAGATAATGGCCATTACATGATCTCCGTGGTGGGGTGTGGAGCGGGAATGTGAGACAGCCAGCCCGCATTGACATCCCGGATCCGGACCTCACGGGCTGGCGGATAAACACCAATCACCTCTTTTGCCTGCTGGCGTGCACTGCTGCTGGCAGCCACAGCGCGGCGAACGCTCAGGGTGTGCAGCTCAAACGAGGAATAGATCTGCCGGGTTTCGGAGGTGTCACTGTTGGAGACCACCGGGTGGATACCGTAACGTTGCCAGGCGTTCATCATGAGCGCCGCAAGGTCACGGTGGTCTTTGCGGGTAAATGCCCGGCCGTTGTAGTGAGTGAACGCCTCTTTACCGTTCGGTGGCAGGTAGGGCGGATCGCAGTAAATGGCGATATCGCCGTGCACCGAAGAAAAACGGTGGATCTCAGCCGGCATTGTGAAGGCTGTACGGAAATCCGCGTGAATAAAGCGGGTCCGGGTCTCGTTGGCTTTATCAGCAAACAGGCGCATTTCCTGGCAGGGGAAATAAGGCATGCGGTGTTTGCCGAATGGCACATTGAATTCGCCTTTTTGGTTGGTGCGGTACAGGCCGTTAAAGCAATGGCGGTTCAGGTACAGAAACAGCGCTGCCCATTCCAGGGATTCTCCGCGTAATCTGTCGGTGGCCAGCGCGATGGTGTTAAATGCTCCGCGATGGCGTTTGTAGGCTTCCGGTGTGCCGCCATCCTTAAAGAGTGACCATGCACGATCCATTAATTCCGTGGTGTTGGTCGTCAGTTGCTGGTAGAAATTAATCAGCGCGGGGTTGCTGTCACACAATACGTAATAGTCATAATCCGTGTTCATGAAGACCGAGCCGCCGCCCACGAAGGGTTCGATCAGGCAGGCGGCTTTGGGTAAATATTCGCGCAGCTGCGGCATGATACTGAATTTGCCGCCCGCCCATTTGAGCGGTGAGCGCTGGTTCAGAATACCTTTCATGCGTCACTCTCCGGTTTTTTCCCGCGTGTGAATGGGGTGGGTTCGAGCGTGATTTCGCGCCGGATATTGCGCACGCGTAACTGCGAGCCGTCGTTCAGGCAGATCACGCGTTCATCATTCGGGCCGGTGATGTTGTCCAGCAGCGAACGGTCAGGGTTGATGTGGCGTTCCCTGATGCGGTAATGGCCGCCGGTGACAGTGCTCTCGCACAGAATGCAGATAATGGCGGGTTTCATGCGTCAGCCCTCCACTGCGACAACATCACGATGTGGGTGAAGGTGTACCGCCAGTAGGTTTCGTTTTTGGGGTTTTCTATGTGGCAGGTGTCCCGCATGAATGCAAAGAGTTCGTCGCGGGGATGGTTTTCAGGGTTAAAGCCGTCCCTGACGGCCACTTCATCGGTTATCTGGCGGCCCTGTATTACACCGATATCGGCAATGAAGGCCACGGCGAACGGCACGGTTTCGCCGTTCTTGTTTTCTGTGACCAGATGAATGTTGTCATACTGTCGGTAGGGCTGTCTTTTCAGGAGTCCGGCAAAGTCTGATGCGCGGGTAAATGTGGTTCCCTCCTCAAAAACCAGGGTACCGCCGGCGCTGTAATCGGGAAGAACGATGTTGCGGGTCAGGGTGTCTTCATGAAAATATTCTGCTGACTCCTGGCCCGCCTGGTAGCAATCAAACCCCGTCGGGCGAAGGGATGTGGTCTTGCGTCCGTTGCGGAATGCGTCAATAAAGCAGGGCTTAAATTTCATCTGTAACATCGTCTTATCCTCTTCACGTATTCGTTATGGTTAAGCAGTACCCATGTCCGGCCTTCGTCCAGACTTAACAGCCGGTAACGGTACATGACGTTGATGACGCGGGCGGGCGGTACCCGCTCCAGCCGTCGCACGTGTGACCGGTCCCCCTTCAGCAGGCGACGGTATGCCGCCCTTGCTGCCCGCTCCGGCTTTCCCCCTGGCTTCATCCGGTTTTTGCGGTGTCGCGCAGGGATAATCAGCTTCATTTGTCGGGGGTTATTTCCAGGTTTCTGGTCTTTACCCGGCGGTCTTCCTCGAAGGGGGAATCGAAACGGACGAAAACCCGGTCAATGGCGGGGCTACTGGTGCGGGTGTCAACGACCGTTCCGCGTTGCTGCGGACTGTTTTTCAGACATACGCGGGTCCCTTTGATGAATGTGGTGTGGCAGGTGTGTTCAGCACTTTCCTTTGCCGGGTCAGCTGCTGTCTGAAGGGTGGCAAGCTGATTTCTCAGACAGGTGTTTTCCTGTACCACCTGTTCAATTGCGTCTGCGGCGATAAGGTGAGGCTCCACTGACAGCACCATAATCGGGTTGTCAGTGTCAGCCATCATTGCGGCGTAGTTGCGTAAAAACATTGCGCCCGCAAGGGCTTTATCTTTGAGGGTGAGTGTCGGATTAATCATTTTTATTTCCCTTATTCAGATTGTGCGAATCCCGCCGCGTGAGCGGTGTATTAACGAAACCGGTTAATTAACTAAAGACGGCGGCGTGCTTTACGCTCTACGTCTTCTTTGTGCTGAATGAATGCGTTGTATGCATCCCGTTTTTTTTCTGGCGACGTCTGTCGCGTATTTCCCGCCATGTATCAATAAGTGTCAGTATGCAGATGGCAAAAAACATTGCGGCTGCAATCAGTGTGATAACAAATAACGACTCCGGTACACTGAATGAATAACTGAAATTCATCGTGATTACTCCGTAATTATTGCGGGTTCGGGAACCATGCCATCCATTAATTGTTTCGCCATCCGGTTAAGTTCTTTAAGGTCCTCGCTGGCTCCCGTATCTTTTGAACAAAACAGGGTGTTGCGGACGCTGAATATTCCGCACTTCATTACTTCGAAGTGTGTTTTTCTGGCGCGGGGATTAATTTCGTTATCGAAGTAATATCCCTGCAGAAATTCGTTTACCTGTTCTGCTGTGTGTTTTCTCATAACGGAGTCCTCGTTAAAAATAACCGGTGATAAACCCGCTGTTATAACTCAGCCTGTTTAATAAAATTTTCTCCGTAAAGAAGGCGATCAACTGTGCGTAGCGCTTCGTACAACGTGAAATCCTGCCCGAACTGATTGTCGCCGCAGCTCAGAGCAAAAATGCGGTTTCCGGTAAACGGATTGCGTGGGTATTTGTGGACTACGATTCCAGCTTTCTCAATCAGCCAGGCGTGCTCGCCGATTTGTTTTACGGGGTAGCCATCCGGCGTTGCGTGTGTATCGCTCAGGCTGTAGCGGATGTTGCTACGTGATGCACTGGTAGCAACGTGGTGTACATGGCGTTCTACGCCATTACGAAATTTGGAGTATGGATTATTAGCGTTTTTTTTCATGATGATGCTCTGTTCATTGTTTTAGCTGTTAGCCAAAGCGTCTTTTAACATCGCCACAAGGTTTACTTCAGGCTTTTCCATTTTGGCACGTTTGGGGCGGATAATAATTCGACCGTCAGCCAACATCTTTTTGCATGTATTAAGAGGGATACCTGTTATCTCTGCATATTTCTGCAGGGATACATAGGGGGCATTCACATTGATATTGATGGTTATACCTGACATCCCACTAGCCTCCTGATCAGGAAGATTTGTTTTGTTCTTTCTGGGTTAGCTCTAGGCCGCGAAGGAAGATCATGCGCGCCATGTTAGAGGATGAGCGTTGTTCTTTAGCTGCCATTTCATCAATGACGGCTCGCTCCTCGATGGACAGCCGAAGTGCCAGTCTTGGACCTGCGGCGGTGTTACGCGGAATGCGTGATCTGGTATCGTGAAGAACTTGTTTCATAGTGGTATATTGTGATCATCTAATGGTTTGTTAATTAATTATGAGATCAATAGATCTCTTTAGTCAAGGTATAAAAGTGAATTTTTCATCTCTTTGTGGTGCGAGACTGAAGGCTGAGAGAAAGCGTTTATCTCTCAAACAGGCTGATGCTGCTGCTCTTTGCGGCGTATCGCGAGAATCTTGGGGGAAGTACGAACGGGGAACTATGGTACCTGGGGGAGATGTTTTGCTCTCATTTGCGCTTAATGGGGCTAACGTCCAATACATACTAACTGGTGAGGCTGTCGGGGGTGCTCTAAACCGTGATGAGATGGAAATTATCAAGCATTTTAGAAATGCTCCGCTTGCCGTAAAGGCTGCAGCTCTTGCTGCCCTGACTGCGGGTAGTTCTGCATCAAATACGGTAAACGTATCAGGTAAAGGCCATCGTATTGCAGGTCGTGACTATAATGAAACGAAGGGTTAGCGAAAGATACCTGTCAAGGTTTTTGTATGAAAAGTGATATTGGTCAGCGGTTGCGTGAGGAAAGGGAAAGGTTGGGACTTAGTCAAGTTGCTATGAGCGACATTGGCGGAGTCAAAAAGCTAACTCAGCTTAGATATGAGAAAGGAGATAGTTTTCCTGATGCTGCGTATTTGGCAGCGCTGTCTCGTTTTGGCCTTGATGTTCAGTATGTTGTGTTGGGAATTCACTCATCTGAAACTTATAACGATGATGAGCAGGAGTTGATTACTCGCTTTCGAGCAGCTTCGTTAGATGTGAAAAACGCGGTGATCGGGGCTTTAAAAGGTGCGATCAGTGAAAAGGAAACTCAGCCATCAGGACGTGAGTTAAATATTTCTGGCGGTAATAACCGTATCGCTGGTTGTGACTATAACGAAACTAAGGGTAGGTGATAGTAGGGAGGTGACATGGCCGTCAACTCAAACGGTTCAAACAATCGCGTTGCTGGGCGTGATTTTCACGAAAAGAATATTCAGATAGAGCGATATGATGGTTCTCATACCGTCAATATCGCAATCCCTTCGAATAATGATGATGATCGCCCTTTGCTTAAGGCTCAGCGTAAGGAGCTAAATAGCTTGGTTGCTGCTATTGCAGAAGCTAGCAATACTGAAGCGTTTATTATTTGGCAAAAAGTACATGCGGAGATTGGTGTAGCTGGTATTGATGATATGACAGTAAATCAATATAAAACAGCGGAGAGTTTTCTGCATGCAATGCTTGAGCGATGTAAAGATCATGATGCCTGTAAGACTCTTGTAAGTTTATTACTACGTAACAGTGAAGACTGTGGACTTCGACAAAAACTTCTGCGGTATTGCCATATCAATTTCGGTACAGGACGTTTAAACGATCTTACTCGTTCTCAGTTACAGTCTGCATTGTCGTGGTTAGAGCAACAATCGGCATCAAGCCACACAGAGAGTTCGACCTTACCAGAAGTCCGACTTCGTGCTTCAGAATTACTCCGACTTTATCCAAAAGAAATAATATTCTTTATCTGCGTAGGGGTTTTGGTAGGCGGCGCCATTTCTAGGGTGTTTTTTAATTTGTAATCTTACTTGAGCTAAATTGAGGTAATGATATGAAAGTAAAAAAGGTTCAACTATTAGTTACTTTTTTATCTATGTTTTCTTTTTCCGCCGTCGCAATGCCTTTTAAAACTATTGAACGTGAGAGTTTCAATGGGGTATGGCCATTTAATACTGATGAGGTTCAATTACAGTGTCTTGATGGTAATCCTTATGTGATGAATTTTGACGATAATAAGTTATATGCGCTTACAGGTTTGGCTCGAATAAAAGGTAAAACATTTGGTGCGTTACCGTGGTAATGACTCCAACTTACTGATAGTGTTTTATGTTCAGATAATGCCCGATGACCTTGTCATGCAGCTCCACCGATT